TAGAGTTTTTCGACTTTTTAGACAAAATGGGGAAAACTCTAATAAGTCTAATTTATTCCATTGACTGAGCCTATTTTCTCATAAATGGCAAGGAGATTAAATCCACTGGTTTATTTTACGCTTACCTGCAAAGCAAAAGGACTCCTTGTTCCTGCGACGGTCGTCGACCACATCATACCTCATCGCGGTGATGCAAAACGCGAAATTCGTAAGGGGGGATACCCCATGAATTCCACGTTTTTTGTTTTGCTAATTTTAGCGTTCTGTCTTTATGACGAAGAGAAAGCAATAGAGCTGGATGCACCAAACAATGGCGACCGCAAGGCAGACCGGCCATGGAGCATCTGTAATCCATACGGAGAAGGCCATCATAATAGCAGCCATACTCAAAATGGTAGTCTTCGTTTTCAGAGTCATGGATTTCTTTTCCATGAACTCTGCCAGGTGTTTTTTATATAAGTCAGATTGCCGAAACCAATCGTGCAGCCGATTTGACCCTTTGGCAAAGCAAAAAACGGTCAGCATGTAAAAGGGAACCGTGGGAAGAAGCGGAAGAACTATGCCGGCAGTCCCTAATGCCAGGGACAAAAAGCCCAACGTGAGCCAGCCGACTTTGATGAAACGGCGCCAGGATATGGTAAAAATAGGCAGCATGAAAACATCGCTTCGTCTAATAGAAAATAAAAATCAATCTTATCATATCGAAAAATATTTTTCCCGTCAATAATCAGTGAAAACTGATTGCAGAGTATATGCTGTCTATGAAATAGATTGCGAACAGACAGTTCTAATTGAATAATCCTGCTCCAGGCTATTTGGCCCGGAGCTTTTTTGTTGTGTGAAAGGAGCCTGTCATGAACGACTGCCAGCGTCGGCAGATAGAAGCCATGCGGAAGCAGGGGATGGGCTACAAGGCCATCGCCAGAAAGACCAAGCTGTCACGGGGCAGCGTACGGAATTATTGCAGGTGGCACCACCTCGCCGGCTATGGCCGGGCGGTGGCGGCTGCCTTCAGAGAGGAGCAAGCGTGTCAGACGAACCTGAACGACCGCAAGAAACTGGCCAAACAGCTGATTCCCTTCAACCATAACGAAAAGCTCCGCTATACGGGGACGCCGGAATCATGTCTTCTACGACATCTGGCAGAAGCAGGGCTTCATCCAGACAACGGAAGGGAACATCATCTATGGCGGCAATCCCGTTCTCAAATGGATGGCCGGCAACGTGGTCATGCGCTAGGATCCGGCCGGGAACATCAAGCCGGACAAAGAAAAATCCGTCGAAAAGATCGACGGAATCGTGGCGTCCATCATGGCACTGGACCGCTGCATCCGCAACGGGACTGGCAGTGTCTATGACGAACGGGGTGTTATTGCATTTTGATTCTTGTCAGCCGGCTGCAACCACCTGGAGTTTCAGGTCGAGGGCCTGCATGAGCTTGATGAGGGTATCGAGCTTTGGCGTTGTCTTCAGTGTTTCGATACGGGCTACCGAGGACTGGGGGATGCCGCATCGCTCTGCGAGGGCGCGCTGGCTGATGCCCAGTTCCTGTCTCCGCCGGATGATGGAGAAAACAATGTCGGTTACTTCTTCGATTTCTTCCATATTGCGGCGTTCTTCTTCGCTGACTGCCTTTACATGATTTTTATAATCTTCCCAGGTTCTCATTGTTCTGCCTCCTTGTATTCCTGTTTGGATGATAGCATAAATGCTATCAAAAGGCAAGGGAGGCAAATCCTCATCGATTCATTGCATTTTTGATTCCAGGTCAGGAGGTTTTCATGCATATACCCTTTTTATTCGGATATCGAAGAAAAACACATCGACACCATCGCCACCTGGATCAAGGGGATGCGGAAGAATAAGAACAAACGCATCAAGGCCGTCCTGCCGGACTGCACGGCGGATACGGAAGGGGTCATCAACTTCGTCAACAAGGTCATCCGCACGAAAACGAAGACCTACACGACGGCCCAGTACTGCGGGCGCATCGCAGGTGTCATCGCAGGAACGCCGATGACCATTGCCTGCACCTACGCACCGCTGCCGGAAGTCATCGGCTGCGACGTCTGGACGAAGGAAGAAATGGATACCATGACGGATGCCGGTAAATTGTTCTTCTTCTTTGACGGGGAAAAGGTCAAGCTGGGCCGCGGCATCAACTCCCTGGTCACGACGGTCCAGGGCAAAGGGGCATCGTTCCAGAAAATCAAGCTCGTCGATTTGATGGACATGATGTATGACGATATCCGCACCACAGCCCAGGACCATTACCTTGGCAAGTATGCCAACAGATGCCTCCTGGTGACGGCTATCCAGAGGAATCTTGACCAGCATGGCAAGTATACGAAAGAGCAACTGGCAGACATGTCGGAAATGGACATCAAGATGGCCAATATCGGCAGTAATGTCTTTATCGCCGTAGATGCTTCCTTCCTGGATGTCATGGAAGATGTCACGATTGCCGTCAATATCTGAGGATGTGAAGTACAGTGAACAGCAACCTTTGACAGCCTGATCCTGGCGGATTGGGAAGTGGACAAGATGGGCGAGGAAAGCTACAGCTTTACTTTCTCAGACTGGGATCTCTTGGATTTAGCATAAGGAGAACAAGCACATGAATATGGTAGACCGACTGCTGAAAGCAGATATAGTGAACAAGCTGGCCGAACGGCCTGAAAAGAAAGTGAAGATGGAACGGCTCTCGAAGCTGTTCGGATTCGATTTTATCATCACGCTCCGGGCCATCGACCCGGAACGCTACGCCGATATCCAGAAGATGGCCGTGGACTTCACCAACGGCAGCGCCGATAACATCGACATTTATCAGATGCAGACCCAGACGCTCCTGGCGGGGATTGCCGACCTTACGGCGCAGATTACAGAACTTAACGGTTATACGACCCAGGAAAAGGCGGACAAAGCCGTAAAAAACTGATTCGGACCGATGGCGAAGTGCAGGCGATGTATCTCCTGTTCCGGGAGCATCACCTGCTACCGTCAGCGGTCATGAAACTGGGATACGGCGAATGGCAGGTGCTGTATGCCTTCATCCGCTATGAGATGGAAGAACGCAATAAAAAAGTATCTTCAGCATTATCGGATTAACTGCTGAAAATACGGCTATCTGCCATAAAGTCATAAGGCAGGCTCAAGCCACTTAGATATTTCATAGACGAAGTCGCTTTTTTTCTTGCATTGTGGGTGGCCGACACGTAGTACATGAAAGGTTTGATTGCCCAGAGTGGAAATGGCTTCCTGCCAGGGCATTTTTCTTTTCCCAATGTCTTTAGAACCGTTGTAATGAATATTATAACGGTCAAAAACGTTAGGGATGTAATCGTCATAATACCAAGATGTATAAAAAATGATATGAGTAGGATGTATTACCTTTAATTCCTGCTGAAGGACTTTTAGGTTTAGGATACAGTTGGATTTTACAAAATCTGAGGTAGTATCCTTTCCTCCGGAATTGTTGCATTTGACAATATTGGTAAATGCGATGTGTTCTATAGAATCGTCACTGAATATTCTTTGAGTGATAGCACGAGTATAGCTCCAATATGGCCAGCTTTTGTTCCACAGAGATTCACGGGTATATTGAAAGGGATTGCGGAAGCCGTCTTCAATCGTGCCGGGATTGTTTCTTGCATTTTTACCGACAAATAGAATTCTCTTGGAGGTTTTATTAAAATCGGAACCTACGCACCAGCAGCCAATCGGTAAGGATAAATGTTCTTTCTTGTGACATTCTTCACAGATTTTGCAAGTACCAAGCTCCATATGGTGATATCGTTCAGCTAATCTTTTTTCTGTTTCATTGAAATAGCGCATTGGAATTCCTCCGTAACGATAGACTTCTTTTATCTTACTATATTTTTAATATCTGTAACAACATTGAGAGGTGAAACAGCATGGCCAATAATGTCATCGATGCCGCCATCCGGCTGCGGGATTTGTTCACGCCGACCGTGCGTAGCGTCAATGCCAGCCTGGGGACCATGAAGACCCAGATGGCGGCGGCGAAACAATCGGTCAGCGGACTGTCGGACAAGCTGACGGAGCATGAGCGCATCCAGAAACGGACGGCGAAGAGCATCGAGCAGACGGGAAGCAAGATTTCCGGCTTATCAGACAAGATGGCCCTGCTGTCAGCCCCCATCCTGGCAGCCGTAACGGCAGGCTTCAAGCTGCACAGCGACTTTGCCAACGGTATCGCCAAGATTTCGACTTTGGTCGACACGACGGTCGTTTCCATGCAGAAGGTCAGTGATGAGATTCGTGCTGTCAGCGATGAAACGGGCGCAGGTGTCGCTGATCTTTCGGAATCGGTCTACCAGGCCATTTCCGCTGGTGTCGATGCGGCCCATGCCGTGGGCTTTGTCAAAGACATGACAATTGCTGCGAAAGCCGGCTTCACCGACACGACGACTGCCGTTAACGGTGTGACCACGGTTCTCAATGCCTATGGAAAATCGGCAGAAGAAGCCACGGCGGTGACGGACCAGATGCTCCTGGCACAGAACTTCGGCAAGACATCCTTTGGCGAGATGGCCCAGTCCATGGGCAATGTCATCCCCATTGCGGCACAGCTCAATGTCAGTACCCAGGAACTGTTCGGTTCCATCGCCGTCCTGACCAAGAACGGTATCCGGACCAGCGAGGCCATTACCGGACTCAAGGCGGCTTACAGCAACATCCTGAAGCCGTCTGCCGAAGCGGCGAAACTGGCTCAGTCCCTTGGCCTTGAGTTCAATGCGGCTCATCTGCAGAGCGTGGGCTGGGTGAAGTTCCTGGACGAAGTGAAGCGGGCGACAGGCGGCGATGCCGAACAGATGGCCCAGCTCTTTGGCTCTGTCGAGGGCCTGAACAGCATCCTGGTCCTGACGGGCAAGGGAGCCGGGGACTTCGATAAGGTCATGGACCAGATGGCCCAGTCTGCCGGTATGACCCGGGAAGCTTATGAGAAGATGCTGACCCCGTCGGAGCAGATGCAGATTGCCATGAACCAGCTGAAGAATGCCGGCATGGATTTAGCGGTGTCGTTTACGCCGTACTTCAAGGCCATGTCGATGCGCGTCAAGGAACTGGCTGCCTGGTTCCGGACACTGACACCGGAACAGAAAACGCTGATCGGCCAGGTGGCTTTTGGCATCGTGACCTTCCAGCTCTTCGGTTCGACCCTGGGCCGTATCCTGACGTTCGGCGGCAGGGCTTTTGGTACTTTCAACTCTATTGCCAAGGGCATTAGCAAAGCCGGCAGTGTCTCGAAGTATCTCTCGACCCAGTTCAAAGGACTCATTCCGGTCTGCCGGGGCATTGCCATCGTGGCCAGGGGCATGGGCAGTACCTTTCTGACTGCCGGACGCATGATGATCACCATCATCCGTGCCGTAGGCGCCGCAGCCATGGCCAATCCCATCATTATCATCATTGCCGCGATTATTGCTGCCTTGTACCTTCTGTGGAGGAACTGGGATACCGTGTCGCATTATATCGAACAGGCTATACAGGCTGTATCGGACGCCGTCGATGCGGGGATGAACTGGATCAGTTCTGCCTGGGACGGAGCCATGAACGGTATCAGCGAGACGGCCTCCAGTATCTGGGAGAGCATCAAGGACACCTTCCATAGCGGTGTGAACTGGGTCATCGACCAGGTGAACGGCCTGATTTCCAGCATCAACGGCCTGTCTATCGACATTTCGTCCCTGACGGGAGGGGCGCCGACCCATGTGGGCTTTGATATCCCAAGCATCAGCCACTTTGAAAGCGGTGTCGAGAACTTTCGTGGCGGCTTTGCCGTCATCAATGAAGACCGCCGGGGCGAGCTGGTACACCTGCCCAATGGCAGTACGGTCATACCTCATGATGAAAGCATCCGCCAGGCCATGAACGCCGGCAGCGGCGGTATCACCATCCGCATCGATACCATGAACGTCCGCAGTGAGCAGGACATCGACGCCGTCGCTGAAAGGCTCGTCGAAAAAATCCGGCTGTACGGCATGAACCGCATGAAAGGAGCGACCCTCTGATGAGTTCTTTCTTAGCATCCCTGTTGAACGCCATCGGCCAGGCTGCGTCTTCCCTCACGATTTCACTCTCTTCTGAATCGGCAGCGGTGGTCTTTCCCGTCCTGCCTTCGGAGCTGATGGTATCTGTCAATACGAATCATGGCACGGTGAACATCAATAACTTCGGCGACTACCTCATGATGGGAAAGACGGGACTCAGGACACTGACCCTTTCCGGCTTTTTCCCGGCACAGGATTATCCCTTTGCCATGATGGGCCTTGCGCCTTATACATACATCGCCCAACTGGAAACGATGCGTACCGGTGACAGCGTCTGTCAGCTGACGGTGTCAGATACGCCGCTTTCCATGCCCTGCCTGATTTCGTCCTTCAAGTTTGGTGAAAAGGACGGCAGCGGCGATGTCTATTACGAGCTGGGCCTGACAGAGTACCGCTACGTCACAGCACCGGAGACGGGAAAGACCGATGCTGCGACAGGGCTGAAGAAGCGGCCGGAGTCGTTCTGGTCGAAGATGAAGAAGAACATCACCTATTATCCCGGTGACAGTATCGGGAACGTCATCGGCCGGGCCGTGGGGAAATCGGTGACGCTCAACAATGAGCAGTTCTCGAAGTTCCAGATCTATCGCAGCATCGTCCGTAACGGCGGTCTTTCGCCCGGGGATATCATCCGCCTGACGACGATGAACCTCAAAAGGAATGATGAAAATGTTCCAGTTGCAAAGAATCAATAAGAAAACCAATACCGAGGATGCTCAGACGGAAGGCCAGAAAAAGCCCGAGAACGCAGACCTTACGGGCTGGCTGATTTGTGCAACTTGGTCCGGGGACGTCGAGCAGGCCGGACGCAGGCTGGAATTCGACCTGGCCTATACGACGCGGGATAAATCTTGGCAGAATCCGGAACTGGAACTGGGGGACGAGGTGCTGTTTATCCACATTGACGATAAGACGCAGCAGACTGTCCACCTGTTCCAGGGACGTATTTTTGGCCGCAGCCGGGAGAGCGGCTCTTCCGTGATGCATTTTACAACCTTTGACAATATCGTCTATCTGGCCAAGTCCCGCATAACCAAGAAGTACACGAACGTCACAGTGGCCGACGCCATCCGCCAGACCATCAATGACTTTTCTATTCCGGCCGGGACTATTCCCGACCTGTCCGTCACCTGCAATTTCATTGCCGATGATATCTCGGCTACGGAGGCTATCAAGCAGGCATTATCCTATCAATCCGCACAGGATGGCAAGGGATACCATATCTACATGACCGAAGGGAAGCTCAACGTGGTCTGCATGAACGACCAGGTGGTGGAAGATTTCCTGATCAGCGATGTGACAAATCTGACCGGCGCTTCCGTGTCGGAGTCGGTCGAAGACATGGTTTCTAAGGTCATCGTCGTCGACAGTGCCGGACAGACGAAAGGCGAACTGCCCAATCAGACGGATATCGACCGATTCGGTCTCATCCAGGCCATTTGCAAGGCCGACCCCAAGCAGGACGATGCCTCGCAGGCAAGGGCCATGCTGAAGACCGTCGCCCATGACATGTCCATCCGGGCCATCGGTCATATCCAGTGTATCGCCGGGTTTTCTGTCTCAGTCCAGGAAGAACAGCTCAAGGGCCAGTTCTTCATCAAGTCAGACAGCCATAAAATCGAAGGCAACAAGCACCTGATGGAGCTGCATCTGGTATTCAACAAACTGCTGGATGAGCAGAAACAGGAACTGGACAGTACATCGTACAATGCCAACCCGGATTATGTGCCGCCAGCGGAAACGGAATCGACATCTTCTGTTTCTACAGGTGGCGCTGTGGCTGGCAGCAGTGTGGTCGATGCGTGCATGGCCAATTTCGAGGGTACCGTTTCTCCCTATGGCTCAGAAGGCTGTGTCGACCGGGCGACCATCGCTGCGGCGGGCTATTCCCCTTTTGCAGCGCAGGAATATAACAATGGCGTGAAAGGCTGCGATCAGCTGCGGGCCGATGCCGAAGCGCAAGGTCTGGCTATCCCTTATGACCCGTCGCAGCTCGAAAAGGGCGACATCATCATGTACAACCGCTACAGCAAGCCGGACCCGAACTGGCATGTCGTCGTCTATGACGGAAGCGGCGGCTGCTGGGGCAACAGCTCCAATGTCTATGGCTGTTTTCATCACTACGAAGGCAGCATCGATATGGGGAGCGACTATTATCCGGCAACGATTATCAAGACTTCAAGGGGGTAAGCGTGTGCAGAAAAATCCATATATCGGTCTGCTGAATCTGATGGAGCAGGTCAGCCGTAGCAGCAACAGCCCGGACATTCAAATCGGGCAGATCCTTGCTTCGCCGCCAGATATCAAGGTCCGCTACAATGGCATCATTTTGACCAAAGAGGAGCTGTGGATTTCCCATTATCTCCTGGCAGGTTATGGCCGCACAGCTAAAGGGCATCTGGTATCGGCGACACAGAATCGTGCCGGCGGCAGCGGTGATGCGGCTTACCAGTCCCATAATCATGCCATCGATAATGACTACACCGATTCCGTCATCTATACGGATACACTAAAGCCCGGCATGTACGTGGCCATCATGCCCATGCTCATCAATGGCCGGATCCAGCAGTACATCATTTTGGACGAGATTGTGAGGATTGATGGCCATGGCTGATCCTTTTGTAGCAATGAACAGCATCCAGGCAGCGAACCGGAATGAGTCGCTGCCTCTTTTTGTAGAATACGGCTATGACTTTGATAAGCAGTGCTTCCGCTACGATGAAAAAGGCCAGAACCTGATGGTGACAGAAAATGAAGCCCTCAAGGTCTGGATTTATAAGGCAATCCTCACCGAGCGGTATCGCTACTTGGCCTATGATGACAGCTATGGCATTACCATCGAGCCGTATCAGGGGAGAACGTCAAACAGCCGGTATACGGCAGACCAGATCTGCCGGAATATCCGCGAGGGATTGATGGTGAATCCGTACATTGCCCGCATTAACCATGTCGAGGTGGAGAAGCGGGAACGGGATGATTTGGCCATTACGGTTGACGTCACTTCCATTTACAGTGACGAATCATTGACCGTGACGGCAGGAAGGAGCGAGGCATGAGCAATTTATTTGATGCACAGACCAAAGATGTGATTGAGAGCCGCATGGCCCAGACCCTGCACACCATTACGGAAAAAGAGCAAAGTACCATGGAAGGCACCTTTGCCCGCGACCTGATCGACGCCAATGCTGTGGAATTTGAGAGCAGCTATGCCGAGATGGCCATGTTGCGCGACGCGGCCTTTGCCGAAACGTCCTGGGGCGACTACCTGACGCTGCGGGCAGCGGAATTTGGCGTCGATCGCAAGAAAGCCGTCAAGGCCAAAGGAGAAGTTACGGTGACGGGGATGGCAGGAGCCTACATCATTCGCAGCAGTCTCTTCCAGACAAAAGACGGCCAGCGATTTTATACCCTGGAGTCGGCCACCATTCCTGCCGATGCCGCTGAGGTTACGATTCCCGTGGAAGCTGCCGATGCCGGGGCGAGTGGCAATGTGGCCGAAGGAACGATTACAGAAATCCCCTATTCCATCCCGAATATCTCGGCAGTCGTTAACCATAAGAAATGCACCGATGGGGCGGATGAAGAAACGGATGACGCACTCCTTGCCCGGCTCCTGTTCCGGGTGCGCCAGCCTATCACCTCGGGCAATGCCAATCATTATCGTGACTGGGCCATGTCTGTCGATGGCGTCGGGAACTGCAAAGTCATCCCGCTCTGGCAGGGCAATGGCACGGTGAAGGTCATCATCGTCACGGCAGAGAATGAATCGGCATCGGCTGAACTGATCCAGGAGGTCTATGACTACACCGAAAGCCAGCGGCCTATCGGTGCGACCGTGACCGTCGTTTCGCCGGCGCCATTATCCATTGATTTGACGGCAGATGTCTATGGCACAGCCAGCCCCGATGCCGTAAAGGCAGCCATGACAGCCTATCTCAAGCAGACGGGCTTCACGCTTTCTTATGTCAGCCTGGCCCAGATGGGGAAACTCCTCCTTTCCATCAGCGGCATTACAGATTATAAGGATTTGAAGCTTAATGGAAAAGCGGCCAACGTGGAACTGACGAACGAGCAGATCCCCGTGGCAGGGAAGGTGGTGCTGAACCTTGTCAGCCAATGACTGGATGCGGCAGAGCCGGATGGATATCCTGAAGTATTTGCCGAATTTCTTATCCAAAGACCCGATGTTCCACTGCGCGGCAGAAACCTGCAATGAGGAGCATGACCGTCTGCGCCTGGCTCTGCAGGACCTGGCGGACAACTTCTTCGTGAACACCGCCACCTGGGCGCTGCCGCTTTATGAATCGTTCCTGGGCATCAAGCCCAGTGACGGAGATAGTGACGAATTCCGCAGGCAGCGGATTCTCTTCAAGCTGCAGCACGTGGATGTGTCTACAAAAGATTTCATGAACTCCATCATCAATCTCTACAGTGTCGGCCATATCGAGGAAGTCAATGAGGAATACTACTTCAAGGTGTACTGCATCATGAACGGCAAAGATACCACGACCTTGCAGAAGCTCATCACGCAGCTCAACATCTACAAGCCGGCCCATCTGGGATACGTCATCTACCTGGGTTATTCCTGGAATGGCAAGATTTACTGGAACGGGGAAGCTACCTTCTCGACGGCGACCATCGTATCCAAGAAAGGAGTGATGACAAATGGATGATTACAGCAAAGAGAAATGGTCTGCCGACTTCCCGGACCGTGCCGGACAGGAAGTCCGGCCCACAGAAGCTGTGGAGAATACGCTGGATTATGATGTGCTTTTCCCACAGTATCTTTCGGAAGACCCGGTTGTATTCAACCAGCAGAACAAGACTGTGTCCCAGCTGGTCAGCAATGATGCCCGGCTCTATGAGCGGATTTCCGCTACGGCAGCTGACATCAATGCCCATCTGAACGATGCCAAGGCCCATGCCAGCGGCATCAGTGGCAATGCGGCCAGTGCGTCGAAGCTGCAGACGGGGCGGAAGATTCACCGGGTTGTCTTTGACGGCACCCGGGATATTACCTTACCAGACTTTACGGGCTGCGGCGAAAAGACAGCAGGCCAGAGCGGCATGGTCCCGTCACCTTCAGCCGGGAAGCTGAATACCGTCCTGCACAGCAATGGCGGCTGGGGCAAGGTCACCTACGCCGATATGGACGAGGAAGCCGTGGCCAAAATCCAGGCATGCCCATTTCCCGTCAATGCCATCTACATTTCTGCAGACGGGAAGAATCCCGCCACGTACTGGCCGGGTACGACCTGGGTGGCTTTTGCCATGGGACGTTGCTTGATCGGGGCCGGAGCAGCAGACAGCGGGACCATGTATAAGGCCGGGGACAAGCTGGGCGAAGAGAAGCACACCAATACCCTGGCGGAAATCCCTATCCATGGCCATACGGGGAAAACCGGCGATGCCGGGAACCATAACCATGACCGGGGCAATATGAATATCACCGGCGCTTTCTGGGGCCGTGATGTGCAGAGCGGGTACAACGGCAATGGGGCGTTCTTCATCAGCGGCCGCGGGAACTGGAATGATGAAGGCGGCAACTATCATGACAACTACCCATCCGTCATGTCCTTTGAAGCAGCTCGGTCCTGGTCCGGCAGGACTTCGACGAACGGCAGTCATGCCCATAGTTTTACGACGGAGAATGCTGGTGGTGGCCAGCCGCACAACAACATGCAGCCATCTATCGTCGTGTACATGTTCCAGCGGACAGGCTAGGAGGTGAGGAATATGGCTGAATGGTTACAGATGGCCGCATCCCTGGTATCGGTTCTGATGCTCTGCGGCGTCATATTCAATTTCAGCGTCATCAAGCCGCTGAATGAATCGGTGCGGAGCCTCCGGGACTGTATCGCAGAACTGCGCCGCCAGCTGTCGGATACGGAAGCCAAACGGCAGAAGATGGCGGAACGGCTGTCCCGGGTGGAAGCCCTAGCAGAACATGCCCACCGCAGACTGGATGCCATGGAACAGCGGCAGCCGGAACAGGGGGGATGGAAATGAGCTTCTCTGTAGTGCAGAACCGGATCCGCCTTGTGAGGGGTGATTCGGCAGAAATCCGCTTGGTCATCTGCGACCGGATGACGGGGGAACCTTTCATCCCTGGAAAGCACGATGAGCTGACGTTCACGCTGAAACAAAACCTTGCCGATGAAAAGCCTGTCCTGACCAAGACACTGGAACAGGGCATCCGGCAGGAAGGGGCGGCGTGCTTCCTGGTTTTCTGGCCGGACGATACCCGGAACCTTCCCTGCGGCCGTTATATCTATGATGTGGAGCTGGTGCGGGAGAACGGATACACCGATACCCTTATCCCGCCCCGGCCTTTTTTCCTGGAAAGGGGCGTGACGGACAATGGCACATAAGGGGAACAACCTTGTCGGCATTCTTTCCATGCCCCAGGCCCCTTCCGGGGACTTTCAGGAAAAATGCATCGTCCCATCCGACGAGGAACAGGTCGTCACCGCTGACAGCGGTCATGCGGCCCTTTCCCGGGTGACGGTAGCTGCCATTCCGTCGAATTATGGCAGAATCAGTTTTAATGGGTATGAATTAAAAGTCGAGTAAAGGAGCAATTCATATGGCGAAGAATGTAAAAATCAATTCCGTTATCTATGCAGAGGTGCCGCAGGTCTCGATTCCTCTAGCAGAGGGGGAAGGTACCGCTGTCTTTTATGATACGACTGGGGCTACGGCGGCATCGGGCGATATCCTGACGGGGAAATCCGCTTTTATCGGGAACGGCTTTGTCGCGGGTTCCATGTCCAATAACGGAGCCGTCAGCGGCAGTATCAGCAAGGCCGATGGCACGTATACCATCCCGGCCGGGTTCCATAACGGCAAAGGGGCAGTCCGCATCAGCAGCGAGGAACAGGCCAAGCTGGTCAGCGGGAATATCAAGGCTGGCGTGACCATCCTCGGCGTGTCCGGCAAATCCAGTGTCGTTGATACGGGCGATGCCACAGCGGCAGCCGGCACCATCATCAGCGGCAAGACGGCCTACGTCAATGGCACCAAAGTGACCGGGAGCCTGACAACCGTGACCGTATCCCAGGACAGCCTGACCAAGGTGCTGACGGTCGAGTAAAGGGGATGAAGCAATGAATGTTGATGTGAAGATTGCCGGTGCCAGCTACAGCGAGGTGCCGGCTGTATTGCTTCCCCTGAAGAACGGCGGCAGAGCGCGTTTTTGTGAAGTATCTGATACGACGGCAGAAGCAAGTGATGTGGCACTAGGCAAGCGGTTTTATACCTCAGAGGGAGAATTGGTGGTGGGAACAGCTGAGTTATCACAGGGGGCAGATACCCGCAAAAAGATTACGCTGATTCAAAAGGAGCATCAGAACCTTACGATCTCCTGCAATCACCCGGATTTGTCCTCACAGACGGATTTGGAGGGAAATACCATCTATGCTACAGAATACCAGGATGCCCTGGACATCAGCCTGAAAGCGGATGCCGATTATTATGCCGGCAAAATCACCATCAATGGGGCGGAGCAGGAAAGCACCGGTTCCAATCGCCAAAATGCCTTTGCATCGGTATCCATCAGCAATGGGATGGTGGTAAGTGCAACAGACGCAATCCCGATTCCCACGGTTCCTTTTACAGATGTAAGCCTTACGCTGACGGGACAGGGGACCCAGTGGCTGATGGGATATCTGCTCGCCACGACGAAACAATCACCGGAGAGTCCTAAAATAGGAGGGGCCTTGCTTGCTGGCAATGACAGTGATAAAGGCATTCTGTTCCTGGTAGAGGGAGAACAACGCTATGCGGGCTGCCAGGTTGAACTTACGACGGGGACAGGGATAACGGATAGCGCAGAGCTGTCTTATGAAAAAGATGCAGATTTAGGAGTCACCATGATAGGGAAAATATCGGATGCCTTATATGCCTATCTAAAAGAAAGTGCCGAGTCAAAGACCGAAGTGACACTGACGATTAAGGTGGTGGGGTAAATTTGTTTGAAAAAATCAATATTCCTGATTGCATCGTCATCATCGGTCTGGTCACAGCACTGATCCTGGCGATTTTTTATGCCTTGAACGAACTGGCTATGTCCATTGCGTCAGGGCTTCTCGGTTACATCGGCGGCACCGTGAAGTCCGCCGTTCATCAGAAAGGAGAAGAAAAACCATGAAAGTATTCCTGAATCCCGGCCATGCGCCGGGCGGCCATCCCGACCCCGGTGCCGTGAATGAAGAAACGGGGCTGCGCGAATGTGACGTGGCTCTGGCAGTCGCGAAGTCTGCTGAAAGCTATCTGAATGCGGCAGAAGTCGGAACAGAACTGCTCCAGTCCAACAGCCTGGCGGAAATCTGCGAAAAGGCGAACAACAGTGATGCGGATATCTTCGTGTCCATCCACTGTAATGCTGCCGAAGCAGAAGAAGCCAACGGCACAGAAACCTGGGCCTGCGCCGGCAGTTACCGTGGCAGCATGCTGGCGAGCTGCATCCAGAGACAGATCGTCGACGCCCTGGATACGACAGACCGGGGCGTGAAGATTGCCACGCCCGGCGTCAACGGCCTGTATGTCCTCACGAACACCGACATGCCCGCTGTCCTGGTCGAACTGGCCTTCATCACCAATCCAGATGATGAAGAAATCCTGGCCAATGCCCAGGATGCCCTGGCCAGAGCAGTGGCACGGGGCATCACCGATTACGAACAGCTGATTCTAGGAGGTAAATGACCATGAACCGTGAAGAAATCAGGAAAGCCGTTGCCGATGCCGTCGTAGGCTTTGCCAGGAGCGAAGCCGAAGCAGCCATCAAGTCCATCGACCTGGATGACGTCCAGAAGCTGGTGGAAGCGCAGATGAAAAACCTCACAGACCCACTGGAAGCGGAAATCCAGACTACCACTAGTTGGTGGGTGAAGATTCGGAACAGGCTGTATATTACATTGCTGCAGCAAGCAGTCAAAGCTATTGTGGCTGATACAAAGCAAAAGATTGTATGAGAAAAGCCGGTATAGTACATTTATTAAATTTTCTGTATTGGTACTTTTTGTGATTAGATATCTTACAATTAAATACGATGTAACAGCATACAGAGTAATGATAATAATATTCAATATGCCCACGTAAATAAGAAGTGTTTTATATTTGCAATCTACATATTCTAGCAATATGGTTCTGTGTAGCTTTCCAATGGTCCTGCTAATATAATTACAAATTCTTCTTGAATATAGTGCTATAATGCTATTTACTTTATTATATGAAATGTTATGTTCTTAAAATACAATATTTTAAATATATTTTGATAAATAACTCTAAAATATTACTTTTTATTAGCATAAATGTCTTGTGGGGAGGGGACGTTTATGCTAATATTAAGAGTAAGTAAAGAGAAACTGGACAAAATGTTATTAAGAAAAGAGGCTTAGCGATGAAAAAAGATATGTCAAAGAAACTGATTGTGGCAATTAGAATAGCTTGTATAGGATCTGCTGCAATGGGGATTGGCGGAATGCAGAACGCCTTTGCCTATGCGCAACCTTTAACTCCCATTGGATATCAAGCGGATGGAGGGACAATAACGACTCATTACAGTACCGTGCATGTTCATCAAGATGGAACCGTAGAGTGGCAGAATAGTCCTGAATATCTAGAGGATAATGCACAAAACGACGGAAATGTAGCGTTAGGGAATTTTTCGAAGGCAGGTTCTCTGAACGATAAAAACATTATAGGAAATATGACTGTTGTCAGGGAATCTCCAACCGGGACGACGTATGACTATTTTCAATATGTAAAACAGGGGGATAAATACTATAAAGCATGGTATGATCCTCAGGGAAATCTTCAGGGATATCTACTGGATGCACAATTAAATGTTATTCCCGATAGCACTCCTGTTGCTTTGAATCTAGCGGGGAATATAACGAATAACGTTGCCATCGGCAATCATGCCACTACCAAATCTTCCAGCAGTGTGGCTATCGGAGATGACAGTCAGTCACAGGGATATCGTGGCATTGCTATCGGGGCAGACAGCCAGGCTGGAGATACAACCGATAGTAATGATTACAATGATGGCATTTCGGCAATTGCTGTTGGTGATGGTGCCAAAGCGATGGGGAATGGCAGTATAGCCACGGGACAAGGTTCACATGCCTACGGGTATGCGTCCATCGCATCCGGTGTAAATGCCGGAGCCAATACAACTCGGTCGATTGCGATTGGGGAAAATGCCACGGTTTCTTATAATCCACAAGCAGCAGATGACCCGCAGCGATTGGTAGCCGAACAAGCGATTGCCATTGGGTATAACAGTCAGGCAAATGGCAAAGACGCAACGGCGGTAGGCCGGCAGGCAGTAGCAGACCGGCGTAATTCTACGGCTTATGGCAATAATAGCCATGCCAATGCTTATAATTCAGTAGCCATCGGCAATAAAGCCATTGCAGGACTTAAAACAGAAACAGATTCTAATTCCGTTGCTGGTCAGTCTGCGGTAGCCATAGGAAACCGGGCTACGGCTACGCAGGAATATACGACAGCCGTAGGTGCCAGTACGTATGCTTCCGGCTGGCATGCAGTAGCCGTTGGTGATTCTAATAGGGCAACGGGTCGCTATAGCACGGCAATGGGGGCTGGGTATTCTACTTATACTGTGGATGAAACAGATAATGATAATACAGAGCGCGAACGAAACTATCAAACAATCGGAGCTAACCAGGCAACGGGCGATTATAGTACGAGTGTAGGATATGGAAATATTACTATGGGACAGAACAGCTCTGCTTTTGGTATGCAGAATGTGGCTTCTGGTATGGATTCGCTGGCATATGGCAGCGGTAATAGTATTGGACAGGAACGTCAGCCCGGAGCTACAACGATTCAACGTGATGCGGTCAATGCAGGGAATGTGACAGGATTTGCCGTAGGCCACAGCAATAAGATCGGTGGAAATCTGGGTGGAGCTTTTGGCGATGGTAATACTGTAGTGGCGGAAAGAAGTTATGCAATAGGGAACAGCAATCAGGTATCAGGCAAAGGTGGCTTTGCCGCAGGGAATCAGGCAACGGTGACAGCAGAGAATGGTATTGCTGTTGGTAATGATGCTCATGCAACTATCAGGGATTCTGTTGCCTTAGGTAATGGCGCTCGAACCAATGAAGTAGTCGGGACATCTGTTATAGAAATCCCTGGCACAGGTACTACCTATAGCAATATTTCCGGTACTTCTCCTGTTGGCACGGTAAGTGTGGGTGATGTTGGAAAAGAACGCACTATCACGAATGTTGCTGCTGGACGTATAGGACCGGGAAGTACGGATGCAGTAAACGGTTCGGAATTATACGCAGTTAAGCAGCAGGTTGGGCTGAATTCGACGGCTATTCAAAACATTAATAATCGAATGGATAGTTTAGATAATAGAATTAACAAAGTAGGTGCTGGAGCAGCTGCGTTAGCTATGTTACACCCCTTAGATTTTGATCCAGATGAAAAATGGGATTTTGCAACTGGCTATGGGCATTATGGAAACGAGAACGCTGTCGCAGTAGGTGCTTTTTATCGTCCGAATGAAGATACAATGTTCTCTATTGGCGGAGTAGTTGGAGATGGGCACGATATGATAGGGGCCAGCATTTCATGGAAATTTGGACAAAAAAATCATGTGTCAGTGAACAGAGTGGCAGCAGCAAAGGAAATAATTGAATTGCGAAAAGAATTGAATGATCTGCGTTCTTTTGTAGCAGATGCTGTTAGTGGCAATGTCTTGGATTTGTCCAAAATTCAACTTTTCCCTGATGTCCCAGAAAACCATTGGGCTTATGATTATGTTTCTACTTTGGCAGGCAATGGCGTTATCGAAGGATATCCGGATGGTTATTTTGACGGACATCGTGCAATGACCAGATATGAAATGGCAGGAGTTCTCTATAGAGCTATGTTACGCGGTGTAAAATTAAAGGAAAGAGCATTAAAAGAATTTGCGCCTGAACTAGACCGTATTCGTGTCGATACATTGACTAAACATAAAGATGGGTCGCCGGATATTCAACGTGTGCGTACGATTCCGGGCAAGGGATGTTAAAGGATGAGCAAAAGGAGGGAAATTATGAGTGCGAATAAATTGTTGGCAGTTGCCTTACTGGGCCTTGCTATTACAGGAAACGTCTTTGCTGCTAATCTTTCTGCGCAAGAAAAAGACCAGGAAACGACATTTATCGGGGAGATCTGTGAGTTTGAAATTGGGAATATATATAAAATGCGAGATGAAAACGGAAATATTACTCGCGTTGATTTAGGCAAGTATAGTGGTAGGATGCTGAACCGGACATCGTTTAGCGTTACTGGTAAAATGATGCAGGATGAAAAAGGACCATTTTTAAAAATGCGACATATGGATTACAAAGATCCAGATCCTTTTGTGGAATATTTTGAAGCACTACAGAAAACAAAAAATCCCCAAAAAGGTGGGCTTGAACTTGAACAAATCAGAGATAAGGCATTTGACCATGAGAATCCCGTGAGTGATGATCCAATAGTCTATAAAAATAATGTTAAGAAACTTTCAAATGCTCAGCTAGAAGAGTATAAAATGAATGATATAAGTGAGTTTACAAACTTGGATAGAGGGACGAAGGTCGCTTTTAAAGGTCGGGCAATTCAGACTGTGGTTGATAGACAAGTCATGCTTTTTTGGGATACGAAAGGCAATGCCGTCAATGTCAAGATGAATGGTGCATATTGTCCGCTAGGCCAGCGTTGCTTTGTTTATGGCACTTGGGAATCAGATGAAAAAGGTTCGTATATAAGCCTGGATTATATGGAAAGTGTAGAGCTGCCGACAGAAGCATATCAATAACATAAATAAAGCTGCTAAAGATGGAAGTATTATTGCATTTCTGGGGCGAAAAAAAGCAGTAATTTATTGTATTATGTTAAGGCCGGGCTATAATTGACCTAAAGGAGGTGCGGACGAAAATATTCCGGCCTTGACATATTATACGAAAGTGAAATAAAAATAAGATAATGATAAATTAATAGAAAATCAAGAAAGCAAATCTTGAATTTAAAACCGCAGAATGTGTTTATAACCTTTTTATTCATCGGGATTCTGTTGTTTTAATCCTGTCTTCTAATAATTTGTGCATGTATATAATTATAAGCCCCCAACATGCTTTAAAATATATTGATTATTATTTTTTATTAAAACGAAAAATCCAGATTTGTTATTTACCCATAAGCCTTCATTTTTTCCATTACCGGCAATCCATGCTGGATCTATGGTTTTCACTGAATATGATATATCATAATAATTCTTATCCATTCCATCATTGTCCTTGATTTTTATTGGTCCGTCAATTCTATTAATTGTATAATCAAAAATTTTATTTTTATTGAACAATCTTTCGGATTTATAATGGTCAAATTCGTGAATTAATATTTTATTGACAATTTCTTTTTCTGATAATCCTTCTGCATCTGATACTGCTATACGATTGCATTGAATTGTTTCTACTAGTATGGAGTCATAAGAATAGAATATTAAATATACAACTCCTATTAGTATAATTGCTATATTTTTTATTTTTGTTTTCTTTGTCCTGATATATTTATAAAGGACAATTGCTATCATGAAAAAAGTGAAAATATATAACATAAATAAAAAATCACTTATAAACATAATCATCTTAATTTCTCCTAATTATCAAAAGATAGAAATCCCGATAAATATAAACATTAAAATTATATGGATCCTGGTTATCTATTTTTCTGCTAGTAAATAATATTAATCAAAATATGACAAAATTTATAGTTAAATTATAGCACAGCTCACATGTGAATATTAGGGTAATATTCCATGACCTGGATTTTCGTCGAGTGCCTCAAATGCTATCAATCAACTGATTAAAGCGAAGTTATCTAGGTCTTATAATATAAGTATTACCGATGGCTGAGAATTCAACAATAATTGAACCGGCGTTTAACTATGTAATTCTCATGCGAAATGAAATAGGTCATAATTTATTATTTTATATGACCGCATTAATGAGTTTTATTAGCAAACGATGTTTGAGTGGTGGCGTGCATCAGGATAGTGTTTTGAAGATTTTTTTGTTTATTAGTTATATTAGTGCGATGCGAACTCCTTGGAGATTAGTAGAATGATTAAGCATATGCCCAATTACTACTACATACCATAGATAACGTTAAATATTATCAATATTATGCAAAAAAACAGAAGAAATTTATGAGCCAATGAGGGATACTGTAAAAAGCTAAAACGGAATATCGAGCGAGATAAGGAAGTCAATGACGAACTGACCGATATGGGCTGGCTCGTCCTGCGGTTCTGGGAGAGTGACATCAAGAAAGATTTGCAGAGATGCGTGGACTTGGTTTGCGAATACCGCGGAAAATAACTGAATATCATTTGCAATCAGCGGATGCTCATCATGGGCATCCGTATTTTTTTGCCTTCATAGTACTTAACGATAGCTGTTCTGGCCTATTACTCCTGAAGACCAAAATTTCAGGAGGTGTCCATCATGACGGACGAACAGAAACAGCAGATCATTGCCCTGCGCCGGGGTGGGGTATGGCAGGATAGCGGCACAGCTCCAGATTTCCATCAACACGGTGAAATCGTTCTGCCGGCGGCACAGCCTGGTGGCGAAAAAGACGGCATCAATCGGTATAGGATTAATAAAAAATCCTGTACCGATTTTTTTTGTAAGCCGTCAGATAAGTATCTTTCTCAAGGCTATAAAGTAGAGGAAATAAACAAAACAAACCTCGGGAAGGAGTGTGAACCAGGATGACGCAAAGAATGAGTATTGGTGTTGCATCTCAGGCTGATGACAAAAGCATTGCGGTGATTAGCTGTGTCTCTATCAGAGAACGCCTTCTACGGTTCCTGTTGGGACGGAAAGAAAAAATCACGATTATTGTGCCGGGTGATTCGGTAAAAGAACTGACAATCCATGAATCAATCGGGAAAGGAGCTTTACCATGACAAACGACGAAATGCAGAAACTGGCGGCAGGATTGGCCGACTGCGGGAAGGCACTTCTCCGTATGGCCGATGCCCTGATAGAGAAAAAGGAAGAAGCATCTGCCGCCGAAGACCAAAAGAAACTGACTTTGGAAGATGTCCGCAGAGTGGCTGCCGATAAGGCCCGCCAGGGACACACGGACGAAGTACGACAGCTCATCCAGAAGTTCGGTGCTGATAAGCTTTCTGGTGTGGATGCGGCCAAATATCCGGCCCTGATGGAAGAACTGGAGGCGATGGGCCATGCCGACTAAACACGCGGTCCTTTCCGCTTCCTCCAGTTATCGCTGGCTGGCCTGCCCGCCGTCTGCGAAAGAATGTGCCAAGCTGCCGGATACCTCCAGTGAATTCGCCCGACAGGGAACGGATGCCCATACGCTCTGCGAATTCAAGGTGAAGACAGCCCTGGGCCAGAAGCTGGAAGACCCGACGAAATCCCTCACGTACTTTGATGAGGAGATGGCGGAATGCACCGATGAATACGCGCAATTCGTCATGGAATGTCTGGCAGCGGCCAAAGTATCCTGCAAGGATCCGCTGATCATGATCGAACAGCGGCTGGACTTTTCCAAGTGGGTGCCAGGCGGATTTGGAACAGGCGACTGCCTCATCGTAGCTGACGATACTCTGACAGTCATCGATTACAAGCATGGCTTGGGAGTTCTGGTAGATGCCGAGAAGAATCCGCAGATGATGTGCTATGCCCTCGGTGCGCTGAACCTGTTTGATGGCATCTATGATATCCGCCAGGTGTCCATGACTATCTTCCAGCCCCGCCGGGACAACGTCAGCACCTGCACCATGAGCAAGGTAGAACTGCTCCAGTGGGCCGAAACGGTGCTGAAGCCTGCAGCGGAACTGGCGGCCAAAGGCGAAGGGGAGTACAAGGCCGGCGACCATTGCCGCTTCTGCAAGATTAAGGCGACCTGCCGCAAGCGGACCGAATACAACCTGGAATTGGCCCGGTATGATTTCGCCGTCCCGTCCACGCTGCAGGATGAAGAAATCGAAGCTGTCCTTTCTAAGGCCGACGAACTGGTGAACTGGGCCGGGGATGTCAAGGAATACGCTTTGCAGCAGGCCCTGTCCGGCAAGCAGTGGGACGGATGGAAACTGGTCGAAGGCCGGTCGAACCGCCGCTACGTAAGCGAAGAAGCAGTCGCCGCCAAAGTGGAAGAAGCAGGCTTCGACCCATATGAAAAGAAGCTGCTCGGCATCACGGTGATGACGAAACAGCTCGGCAAGAAACGGTTCAAAGAACTGCTGTCAGATTTAGTGGAAAAGCCGCAGGGCAAGCCGGTCCTGGTGCCGGAATCGGATAAGCGTCCGGCCATGCACACCGCGACAGATGATTTCAATGATGAAAAATAAGGAGGAACTTGCTATGTCCAAGAATTATGTCAATCCGTGCAAAGTGATTACCGGGGTCAATACCAGATGGTCTTATGCCAACGTCTGGGAACCGAAGTCCATCAATGGCGGTACGCCGAAGTACAGCGTCAGCCTGATCATCCCCAAGTCGGATACGAAGACCGTAGAAAAGATCCGCGCCGCCATCAAGGCTGCCTACGAAGAAGGCGAAAGCAAGCTCAAGGGCAATGGCCGCGCTGTACCGGCTCTCGAAGCCATCAAGACGCCGCTCCGTGACGGCGACCTGGAACGCCCGGGCGATGACGCCTATAAAGACAGCTTCTTCGTCAATGCCAACTCGACGACCAAGCCGGGCATCGTCGATGCCGACTGCCAGCATATCCTGGAACGGTCCGAAGTCTATTCTGGCGTCTATGGCCGTGCGTCCATCAGCTTCTATGCCTTCAACAGCAACGGCAATAAGGGTATTGCTTGTGGCCTGAACAACTTGCAGAAAATCCGTGACGGTGAACCTCTGGGCGGTAAACCCCGTGCAGAAGATGACTTCGCGACAGCTGACGATGACGATTTCCTGGCATAAGGAAGGAGAATTTCAATGGAAACTACGATGCAAATGATTTTAGAGATGATGTATTGCCTGGTGGCACTGGCTGCAAGCGGTTTTTTTGTGGCTTTAATTTATACAGCCCTCAAGAAGGATCATCGTGATGAAGAAATAGCACGGCACCGGGAAGAACGGGAAGCGGAATATCACCGCAAACAGATGGAATCTTTTCGGAAATAAGTATTGGTAAATGGTGGTGGCGGGGCCTTGTGTCTCGCCGCTTTTCTTGAGGTGAAGCGTATGAAAAGCATGAGTATAGATATTGAAACGTTCAGCGATGTCAACCTGGCCAAATGCGGCGTGTACAAATATGCTGAATCGCCGGCCTTTGAAATTCTCATCTTCGGATATGCCATAGATGGCGGCGAGGTGCAGGTCGTTGACCTGGCCCGGGGAGAAAATATCCCTGAAGATATTCTGGATGCCTTAACCAATGAAGACGTCACCAAGTGGGCCTTCAATGCCAGTTTCGAACGAATCTGCCTGTCGCGATATCTGAGTGATTTGGGGATAAGTCTGGACCCGTTCCATGACCATCATCCGCTTTCCCAGGACTGTGCAAGGTTCCTCAATCCGGTGGGATGGAAATGCTCCATGATCTGGTCGGCCTACATGGGTCTGCCCCTTTCACTGGAAGGCGTGGGCACTGTGCTGAATCTGGATAATCAGAAGATGAAGGAAGGCAAGGAACTGATTCGTTACTTTTGTGTACCATGCAAGGAAACCAAAACAAATAGTGGCAGGACGAGAAATCTTCCTCATCATGCCCCGGATAAATGGGCTCTGTTCAAGTCTTACAACAAACGAGACGTAGAAGTGGAAATGGCCATCCAGGAGCGGCTGAAGAAGTATCCCGTCCCGGAATCGATATGGGATGAATATCATCTTGACCAGGAAATCAATGACCGGGGCATTGCCATCGACCGGACGCTGGCTGAAAATGCCATCGTTATCGATGCCCGCAGCCGGGACAGCCTGATGGCTATGCTGAAGGAAAAGACGGGCCTGGAGAACCCGAACTCCGTCATCCAGATGATCGGCTGGCTGGAACAGCATGGGATGAAGACCGATTCCCTGGGCAAGAAGCAAGTACAAAAGCTGCTGAAAACGGCAGAAGAACCGCTTCGCAGTGTGTTGCTGCTCCGGCAGAAGCTGGCCAAATCATCAGTCCGTAAATACCAGTCCATGGAGATGACGGCCTGTGAGGATGGACGGGCCAGGGGAATGTTCCAGTTCTATGGGGCCAACCGGACCGGGCGGTTTGCCGGCCGGCACATCCAGCTGCAGAATCTGCCCCAGAATCATCTGCCGGACCTCTCGGAAGTCCGGAAGCTGGTACGCCAGGGAAATTATGAAGCCCTGGAGCTCCTGTATGATTCCATCCCCGATGTCCTTTCCCAGCTGATCCGTACGGCCTTTGTGCCCCGGCAGGGGCTGAAGTTTGCCGTAGCGGACTTTTCAGCCATTGAAGCCAGGGTGCTTTCGTGGCTGGCCGGAGAAACATGGCGCTCGGACGTCTTTGCCCGAAATGGCGATATCTATTGTGCTTCGGCCAGCTCCATGTTCGGTGTTCCCGTGGAAAAGCATGGCGTCAACGGGCATCTCCGGCAGAAAGGGAAAATCGCAGAACTGGCCCTTGGCTATGGCGGCTCCATCGGGGCACTGAAAGCCATGGGTGCCCTGGAGATGGGGCTTACGGAAAATGAGTTGTATCCTCTGGTGCAGTCCTGGCGGTCAGCCAATCCGCACATCGTCGATTTCTGGTGGCAGGTGGATGCCGCCGTGAAGACGGCCATCAAGGAACATATCCCCATGCGGGCCGGCTGCATCCGCTTCCTCTGTCAGAGCGGCATGATGTTCATCCAGCTCCCAAGCGGACGGCGGCTTTCCTATGTGAAGCCCCGGATAGGCGAGAACCGTTTCGGCGGGGAATCCGTCACCTATGAGGGCGTCGGCGCAACGAAGAAGTGGGAACGGCTGGAAAGCTACGGCCCGAAGTTCGTGGAAAACATCGTCCAGGGCATCAGCCGGGACATCCTCTGCTA